CTAATTTTTTGTTAAAAAATTAATTGTTATTTTGCTATGAGGGTCTACAATTAAGTTTTTAAGTACTGATCTCCAAACAAATCTTTTTTCTTCTTCATCGAAATCACGATAAGTACTTTCTATATTTTTGTTAAACCAATTTGATTTAAATACTATAGTTTCCTTAGGCTTGACTTGAATCATCATCTGTTCAAGCTCTTTTCTATCTTTCTTATATTCGTCTAAACTTATAACCTCATTAAGATACGCTTTTTTTAACCGTTCTATTTTCTTTAGTATTTTTGAATTATTGTTTTTTTCAGGAGCAGAAACTGCTATTTTCTTCTGTTTAGCTTCAAAGTTTTCCGCGTCTGCTTTAATGTTGTTTAATAAATACTCTTCAAGTATCTCTTCAGCTATATTTATCTTATTTGGGCATTTATTTCTTTTATAAGTGTTTCCGTTACAACGGTATACTTTTTTTGTATAATACATCACTGTGCCATCTTTTTTAATATATTTTCTTTTTCGATAACGTCCAGTCATTTTTTTACCGCAACAACTACATACTACCAGTCCTGAAAAGATATAAGTACGTTTTGCTATAGATGAAATATTTTTATCTAATAGATTTTGAACCTTCTCAAAGGTTTCCTTATCTACTATGGGAGGACAATAATTTTTGTTACCAGAAACTTCACCTATATATTTTCTATTCCTTAACATGTGCTTGATTGTTCGAGAACTTCTTGTAATATCATATTCATTGAATAGATATTCAACAGTTAGGCGTATACTGTTGTGAATAGAATAATGTTTAAAAATGTCTTTTGCTATAGGTGCATTTTCGTTAGGTATTAACTTCTTATCACAGATTTTATAACCAAAAGGAACGCTACCAGTTACCACTTCTCCCTTTCTAATTTTGTTTTCAAATACTGCTTTGATACGTTCAGATGCCATTTGTGCTTCTAATTCAGCAAAACTCATTGACTGATTAACAAAGGAACGCCCATAAGCAGTATCAGTATTGAAAAATGGTTGTGAAACGGCAAGCCATGTTACGCCAGAATTATCTAATATTTCTTGAATATTTAAGTAATGACGTAAATTTCTAAACCATCGATCTAATTTGGTAAACAAAATAATATCTATTCTGTTCTTTTTTATATCTTCTAATAAGCGTTGAAATTCATCGCGGTACAATTTTTGTCCTGAAATGCCGTCATCAATATACGTGTCAATGATTGTCAAATTGTCTTGAGTACTTACATAATCTTTTAAAGTAGCTATTTGTGCGTCTAAACTATCCCCGTGTTTTGCTTGTTGATCAGTAGAAACCCTAATGTATAACGCTGCTCTCTTTAGCATAAACGAATCCCCCTATCTTATTTAAAAACTACTCTTGGTCTTTCTCAACATTAAGCTTGTTTAATTGTAAAAATAACTGAGCATAATCAGATTTAAGTTCTTGGTATTCTTTTTCAGTAAATCTATGACTAGGTCCTGTACGTAAACTTAAGTTAATATATTCAATATTTAACTCTTCGCAAAGTCTTTTTTCTACTTCATATTTATTCATAATATCCCTCCTTAGAGAATGTATGTTCTTTTTTTGTAAGAAGAAAAGTCCGAGGGTTAAAATTTATATTTATTTCTTAGCTAACCACGAACTATTCTTCTATAAATTATTTTTTTAAACAGATTGGTCTTTAATAGAATACTTTTAAGTCTAATACAAAAGTTCTATAATATAACTTTTCCAATAATTCTAATTTTTTCATTTTCTAAAATTCTATCTTCATATTTGGTATTGATTGATCTCAAAATAATTTGTTTATTTGAGTAGTCTTTAATTACTTTCTTACATGTAACACCATCATTATCAATTTCTACGATTGCAATTTCACCATTTTCAACATCACATTGTTTTTTATAAAAAACAATGCTTCCATCTTTAATTAGCGGTTCCATTGAATCTCCCTGAATATTAATAGCACAATCTGCTCCTTCCGGTACGTGTGCGAAAGAATGCTGTTCAACGTCTATATCTCCATATTCTAGAACTGCAGGATTTGCTGCGGTCTTTCCGACCAATGGAACAACTTTTCTATTGCGTGATTCCGTTTCAAAGTTTTGCTTATCTAATTCTTTCTCGGCAAATATTAATACATTTTTTTGTCTTTTAGTTTCTAACTTAGCTGAGGTTTCATTTATTTTCGTTAATATTTGAGAGAGGGGTTCTTCTTCAAATCCTAATAGGTATTCTGGACTTGTTTCTAAAGCTTTGGCAAAATCAGATATCTTATTAACAGGGAATTGTCTTGTTCTATTTTCGTAACGTGACATTGCGGACTTAGCTATCCCTACTTTTTCTGCTAATTCAGTGGATGTCATTTTTTTCTGTTTGCGCAAATCTGTAATTAATGTCATGATCTCATCGTTTGTTCTCAAATTATTCACCTCCTAAGAGAATAATACTAATAAAGTTCCCAATAGTCAACAAAAAATGTTCTAATTCGGCACAATTAGTTGACAATCGGGAATTGTCGATATATCATTAAAGCACATTCATGGATGAATAAAAATCAAGGAGGGAATTATTAATATGGAATTTGAACTCAATCGTTTAAAGGCTGAAAGGATTGCTAAGGGTTATTCGCAAGAAGAATTAGCAAAAAAATTAGGTTGGACCAGAAGTATGTATACAAAACGTGAAAATGGTGCAGTTTCATTGGGAGTTGATGAACTAGCAAAAATAGCAACAGCATTAGAAATGCCAGAATCTAGAATATCTATTTTTTTTAATCGTTGAGTTCCCGAATGTCAACAAAGGAGGAGGGAAGTGTGATATGAATCAAAAGTCGTCAGAAAAAGTAGATATCGATTTATTGGCACAAGCTTTTGCTGATGTTTTAACGCGACGTACTGGCATACAACATGTTTGTAAAATAAAAAGTAAAAGTGAATCTAAGAAAAGTGAAGGTAACAATTATCAGAAAGAAGCTAACTAAAACTTGTAAATATGGGGAATGCAACAAATACAAACAAAATAACTAAGGAGGCAGAACATGAATAAAAATAATGTAAAGCAAGACTTAACCACTCAAGAAATTGCAAAATTGATTATGGAAATCAAACTTGGAATTTTACAACAATTAGAAAAAGCGCTTGACCAGGCTATAAAAGAGAAAAACTCCACAATGGTTGCAGCCATTGCAGAGATTTTGAAAAGTTATTGATTTTCATTTGTTAAATTTTCAGGCAATTCGTTATTTGTAATAGTCTTGAAAAAGTCTAGATAGGCTTGAGCAACTTCTTTAGTTGTAACAGGATTACCTTTCACAGAAGTTCGGCCAATTTCATTTGATATTTCAGAATTATGTGCTAACCATGCGACTACAAGGTCAACAGCTAATTCGTTTTTTCTTTTATTAGTCTGTTCCAATATTTTCACCACCTTATGAATTATTTCAGCAGACCATTTGCTGATAAGAAAATTATACCAGAAAGGAAATAAACAAATGAGTGAATTAAAACCATACTATGCAGAAATGTCTAAAGAAGAGTTAATCAAAATAATTGAGCATCAACATCAGGAACTTCTAATTATTGATGCGATAAAAAATGAATACAAAAAGCATTTAGAGCAAGTGATTGTTTATCATTCAGTAGAAAATTATCGTGATACAGTCCGAAAAAATAGAGAAGTAGCTGTAACTACTCCTCAAAAAAACTAACCGTGATGACAAGGTTTACAACAATAATAACAACCATCGAACTTAAACCCTCTGCCAGCGTTGGCTTCTTCAAGCGACTGAATAGCTGCATGGCAAGAAGAATATTCGCCCACTACCAATTGTCGTTCTGTAGATGGTAGGTATTTACATGTTGAAACATGCACTTCGTGTAACCCCTTATCGTCTGCTTGTTTGTTACAAATATAAGTAAACATAATATTTTTCACCTCGCTTTCAAAATAATTATACCAGAAAGGAAGTAAACCAAATGACAAATTTAGTAATTATGAAAAACCAGCAAGCAGTAACAAGTAGTTTACAAGTTGCAGAAACTTTCGGAAAAGAACACAAAGTTGTTCTAAAAGCCATTGATGAATTAAAAGAGGGGGTGGCACAAAATTATGCCGACCTATTTTACGAAGATACCTACATTCATCCACAAAACAAACAATCTTATCGCCAAGTTATTATGAATCGCGACGGCTTCACTTTGTTAGCAATGGGGTTCACTGGTCAAAAAGCTTTGCAATTTAAATTGAAATATATTGAAGCTTTTAATCAAATGGAAAAAGAAATTCAACAGCCTAAACTTCCAACCTCGCAAAGACAATTGGCGATGCTTGCTTTATCAGCAAATGAAGAAACAAATGAGCGTGTAGATGTAATTGAAAAAGAAGTAGCCGACTTAAAAGACAATCAAAAAATCGGTGCAGATGATTATGGCTACTTATCACGTCGAGTTCATCAACGAGTAGCAGAAGTAGCAAGAGGATTTGGAAAAATCACAAAGGAACAGCGTGGCAAGCTATACAAAGATATTAATTCAGGTATTAAGCAAATCACAGGCGTGGGGACCCGATCACAATTAAGAGAAAAACATTATCCAATGGTAATTGAATATATCAATGACTGGGAGCCGTCCACAGCCACAAAAACAGTTGTAAGACAAATGAGTTTTGACTTAAACGACATAGCGTAGGGAGAACATTATGGCTTATACAACTGAACAAGAGGCTTGGATACTCAACCAAATCAAAAAAGAGCGGAAACAGCTACAAGATGATAGAGCAGCGCTTAGACAATCAGAACAACTGACCGAAGGAAAAGCATATCAAATTGAAAAAGAACTCGAATTTTTAAGATACTTAGAGATTCAAAATAGAATGCATATTTAAGGAGAAATGAAATGAGAAAAATTTATAACTTAAGAAGAATTGCAGTATTGCTAATCGTATTCGGACTAGGACTGCTAGTAGGCGGAGATTTTAATCCGATTATCCAAAATGTATATATCGGCTTATTCATCATTTGGACACTGTTTTATGATCTGGCACTTGAAGATAGAGAGGTAAATAAATGACAAGGAAAGAAAAACTACAGCAAACGAAAAAACTTGCTGATTTATGGTACCAGCAACAAAAAAATAAAATATACATTGCACAACAAAAAGAGCGCAGAGGTGTTGTATGACGACAAAAAAGCGACTTAAGCCGGCAAGCAATAAGTCGCATACAAAAATATACTAAGAAAATTATATCACAGAAACGAGGTCTTGTGAATGAATCGTAGTGAAGCAGATGCGCTAGATCAATTTTTAACAGAGCCGTCAGAAGAATTACAGAAAATCGAACCAGAATGGGAATATGACGAGGAGGAAGATAGCCGTGGCAACACTTTATGAACTTAGCAACGATTATTTAAAAGTTTTGTCATTAGCTGAAGAGCTTGATGATGGAACATTAAAAGATACGTTAGATAGTATTAGCGATTCAATTGATTTAAAAGTAGAAAACACAGCAAAAGTAGTTAAAGAACTTGAGAGCAACATATCTATTGTTGAAAAAGAAATCAAACGGCTACAGTCACGAAAAACAACGCTTTCTAACAATGTAAAGAACCTAAAAGGATATCTGCAAGATGAAATGGAAAAGGTCGGCAAAACGAAAATCAAGGGCGAATTATTCAATGTAGGAATTCAAAACAATCCAGTTTCTGTGAATATTATAGACGAAAAATTAATTCCTATTGGCTTTTTAATTCCTCAACCTCCCAAAGTTGATAAAACAGCTTTGAAAGAAGAACTGAAACATGGGGAAATCAAAGGTGCAGAATTAGTTCAAACTAAGAGTTTGAGAATTAGATAGGAGGTTTCAATATGGAAATAAAAAAGGCTAAACGCGAAAAAATAAAAGTTCCTATCATGATAACTGGCGCAAGTGGTAGTGGAAAAACAGTAAGTGCGTTGTTTATTGCTAAAGGAATTATTGAAAAAATGCATTCAGACTTATCAGAACAAGAACAATGGGAAAAAATAGGTGTCATTGACACTGAGCACAAACGATCGTTGTTATATGCTGATTCAACTATTGGGAATGTCGACATAGGGGAATTTTTGCATATTGATTTTGAAGCACCATTTACTGTACAGCGATATATACAGGCTTTTAATTTATTCAAACAAGCTGGGGTTGAAGTGGTTATAGTCGATTCTCTAACGCATGCTTGGAGTGGTGAAGGTGGCATTTTAGAACAAGTAGAAAACCATCAGAGAGGCAACTCTAAAAATCAAATGTTGGCTTGGAATAAAGTAAAACCATTAGAGAAAGAATTTCTTAAGTTAGTAACAGGAAATTCAATGTATGTGATTGGAACGTCTAGAAGTAAGCAAGCCTACGACATGGAAAAAAATGAACAAGGTAAAACACAAGTAGTAAAACTAGGGTTGAAACCTGATCAAAAAGATAGTTTGGAATATGAATTTGCTATCGCTTTACGTATTGATCAGGACCACATAGCGGAAGCTACAAAAGATAACTCAAATATGTTTAATATGCCTTTTAAAATAACAAAAGAAGTAGGCGAAAAAATATATGAATGGAGTAGCGAAGGAATAGATTTAGAAAAATTAAAAGATGAATTAATTAGTAGTATTACAGAACTTGCTACACAATCTGAAAATCATGAAAATATGTTTAAAGAGTTGCACAGCAAGATTAACAACGTACCTTTAAAAAACGTAAAAACTAAAGTTCTTGAGCGTATGAAAGAAATGTTAGAAAAGATTGAAGTTCCTACTGTGGAACAACAAAGTGAAAACGAACTCGATGAAGAACAAACAGAATTATTTGACGAGGCAAATCCTCCTATTGCAAATGATTTTGAAAAGAAGTGATTGAATGATTGGGAAAATCATAAAACATAAAGGGAATATGTTGGCCATCGAATTTGAGGATGAAATAAATTCAAATTTTCTCGAACTTCTGGCTAATAACGATGATAATTTAGCGAAAGTTGAATTCTTAGATAATCGACAGATGTCTCAAAAACAGAATGCACTTTCTCACGTTCTAATAGCCGATGTGGCACGTTGGAGCTATGACGAACCTAAATGGATTGAAAGTGTCTTGAAATACTACTACGAGGCTAAGAGTGGTGTTTATTTTGAACATAGTCGAGCTACCAAGAATGAAGCGACGGAGTGGATCGGTTTCTTGATTGAGTTCATTTTGAAAAACGATATACCACTGGAAAAAAGATACCAATATTTGCTTGAAAATAACAAATGGTTTTATTACTGTCTGAAATATCGTAAGTGCTGTATTTGCGGTAAGCATGCTGACGTTTGCCATATTGAAGTTGTTGGTATGGGGCGTAATCGTAAAAAGATTAATCATGAGACATTCACATTTTATGCAGGATATCGTCAGCACCATCAAGAGGAGCACCAAATAGGTACTAAGAACTTTTTGAATAAGTATCAAATTAAACCAGTGAAATTGAATACGGATGAACGTAAAAAATTAAACATAGGGGGATAACAAATGGAGAGAGCGTTTAAAGGTATTTGGATCCCTAAAAACGTTTGGCTTGATGATGAATTAAGCTGGATAGAAAAATTTTTGATAGTTGAGATTGATAGTTTAGACAATGAAAATGGCTGTTTTGCTAGCAATGAATACTTTTCAAATTTCTTTGGTCTTAGTAAAGATAGGGTTTCTAAACTTATATCTGGATTAAAAGAAAAAGGCTACATTGACGTAAGCTATCAGTACAAATCAGGGACAAAATCAATAGAGAGACGTGTAGTTAAAATTACCGATAGGTATAGGCGAAAACAACTAGAGGGTATAGGTAAAAATAACTATAGGGGTATAGGCGAAAACGCCAAAGATAATAATACATTACTTAATAATACAGAGAATAATACAAAGAATAAAAAGAATAGTGTTGAGCCGAGCTCAACTATGCCTGAATTATTCGAAAAAGTTTGGAAAACTTATCCAAAGAAAACCAACAAGAAAAAAGCTAGAGAACAATTTTTAAAGAAGTTCAAGACGGAAGAAGATTTAGAGTCGTTTAAAAAAGGATATAAAGACTATCTTGCGTATATTAAATTAAATGATTGGTACCATCCACAAGAATTATTTCGTTGGATCCGTGATGATCGTTATAACGATGAATATGATTTATCTCAAACAAATAAACAGCCTGCGTATTCTAAGGCGCCAGTGAGACAAGAGCAGTTACCAAATTGGAATGGGATGCAAGAAGACGTGCCTCTTTCTGACAAAGAACAAGCGAAGTTAGAACGGCAAATGCAAGAACTATTAGGAGGATGAAAACATGGATGAATTAGTTAAACTAGTGGAAGAATGGGCAAGAGAAAAAAATCTAGATATCGCAGAGCCTGAGAAACAAATGCTAAAAGTGGTTGAAGAAGTCGGAGAAGTCGCAGCAGCATTAGCAAGAAATAATAAAAATGATTTAAGGGATGGTATCGGTGATGTTGTTGTGACACTAGTTATTCTTGCTATGCAAAATGATATGGATTTATACGAATGTCTGAACCAAGCGTATAACGAGATTAAAGATCGTAAGGGAAAAAATGTCAATGGTGTGTTCGTTAAGGAGAGTGATTTGAATGATAAATAATGTGGTATTAGTCGGAAGATTGACAAAAGATCTTGATTTACGCTACACCGCAAGTGGTTCTGCAGTTGGAAGCTTTACTCTTGCTGTGAACCGTAACTTTACAAACCAAAACGGCGAACGAGAAGCGGATTTTATCAACTGTGTAATTTGGCGTAAGCCTGCTGAAACAATGGCTAATTATGCTCGCAAAGGAACATTATTAGGAGTTGTTGGAAGAATTCAAACTCGTAATTATGACAACCAACAAGGCCAACGTGTGTATGTGACTGAAGTTGTTTGCGAAAGCTTCCAATTATTAGAGTCAAAAAGCACCAATGAGAATAGAAATAGCGTTCAGAGTTCGCAGAATAGCGTTACAGGCGTTCAAAATAATTTCGAGAGTAATTATGCCACGAATCAAAACAAAGGCTTAAATCAGCAAAATAACAGCCAACAAATGTCGTTTGGTGGAGATGTAGATCCGTTCGCAGGCGCAGGTAATTCAATCGACATTAGCGATGATGATCTGCCTTTTTAGGAGGTTAAAAAATGAACAGTGTAATTTTTGAAGATATAGCACGTATTCAAGCTGAAAAAAAGCAAAAACGAAAAGAAATGCTTAAGTTAATGAATGAAAACCCAGATTGGTATAGAAATCCAAAAAGCATGGTCTATCGACAAATTAAAATGCTTGGTAAGGATATTGGTGAGCAAACAATGGATAAATCTAAACCAATCAACTCAATTGATAAAGACAAGTTCACCATTCAAGAATATTTGTATTTGCAGTGGATTGGTTATTCAGTGAATGCAATCATAGAAGCGTTAGGAGTTCCTAGAAGTAAATTTTGGGAATATAAAGCTGAACATTTAAATTAGATTTATGAAATGAAAGCGAGTGTTCATTTTGTTGGAGATTTATTACACGCCAACATCCGCAATAATTGCGGATACATTGGCTAAAACATATGAAGTCGTTTCTTTAGAAACAGCTAGAAATATTGCGAAGAAATTTAAGGCTAGTTTAAAGCAGAAAACGGACCTTTATGTGATTGAGGGAATTTTGATTGATGCTGGTTATAAAAAAGAGCCAGTGAATTTATAAGAAGGGAGTGGAGGTTTTGGTCGACCACAAAGAATTTTTAATTTGTTTTGGGGTAAGGATACAGTTTTTTTAAATGAAAAACCAGCAAAAGCTGGTTTAAGGAATGTTAAGTTTAGATTTCAGGGTAGAAGGGACTTTGTCATCACTGATGATTTGCCGTTTTATAATTCTTTTTTCACTTGCATTTAAAAGTAGAATAGTTCCTTCATCTAATTTTGATCCATCAGCATAATCCCCAGACGTTACAACTTCAAAATCAAAATTACGACTGTTACCTTTAGTGTTAAATCCAACTACTTTATATTTATAACCTTTCCCGAAAAATTTACCACTGTCATCTTTTAAGTCAGTTTGTTCAGGTAGAGGAGCCTGTATTTTAGCATAATAGTCTTCTCCTACGTAAGTAGATTGATAGTAATCCCAACCTTTCCATCCAATAAATATAAGTAACGCAACAAAAATTAAGCTTATGATTTTTTTCATGTGAAAACCTCCTAAAGTATTTAATATATTTAATTTACATGAATCAAACTAATAAGTTAATCGAAATAACTAACATTTTTGTAATAAATTTATTATCCGATTAGAAAGTGAGTGAAGAAGATGATTCCAAAAATAGAAGTATGGATGCATGATATGTCCGTTGGCTATCCTGTGTGGTTTGAAGTAGATTCAATTGATTATCTAGAAAATTCGTTTGTTATAGTAGATGAATTTGGTAGTCCGCATGAGTTCTCTGCTGAAGGGCGTTCATTTAGAGTTAAGGAGGGAACAAAATGAGTAGATTAAGCAAAATAAATGATTTGGCATTTGATCTAGTGCATGAATATATGGAACCAGCCAAACAATTTTCTTACGGAAAACAGATATATGATTTATCTGATGAACCAGAACTCAATCCAAATCAGCAGATTGTGCTTGATTGGTTGAAAGCAAATGTTGAAAAAGATAACGCAAGTCCAATGTGCGCTGTCTTTCTCCTTGGAGAATGGCAGACAAGGATAGGCTCAAAAGAACTTAGGAGCGTAGATATATCTTATTGTAGTTTGAATCCAAAGCAACAAGCACAAGTCTTAGAAGCGTTTAGCCAGTGGACTTTGGAACAGGAGGAAGCGGAATGATAGGAGATTCTATTTTATTGTTAATAAGAGTGTGGAAACAATGTTTTTGTCTACATGATTACAAAACAGTTTTTCCTAAAAGCTATGGTATGCCCTCTTACTATGAATGTAAAAAATGCGGAAGAATTAAATAGGAGGAAGAAAAATGGAAGATAAAAAATACACACTGAATGAAATAGTTGATCAATTAGTAGGACCAGTTAATCCTATAGCTGATTCAAGAGTAGATGAAGAGCGCGGTGAAAACTTAGATGAGCTTATAAGTTTGATTCACCATCTAGGCTTGCAGTTGTTTAAAGTTACTAACAGCCATTTAGAGATGTATTCTAGCGCCAACGCTGTGATTAAAAAAGCTAAAAAAGCCTCTAGAGAGTTAGGAGAATTATTTATACAGGAGGACGAATAATTGAAATATAAAACTAGATATAGCAGCATTGTTCCGAAAGGACAAATAGGTGAGTGTATCGACAAAGTAGATGGTGAAATATTAGCTTTATTAATCAAGTTTGGTAACGGTGAAGTATTTTGGTTTATGAAAAGGGATTTAATTGAAGTGGAGGATAAGTAATGCTAAGTTATCCAGAATTATATATACTGGAACGTCAAGTAGACGGCGTTTATGTTGAGTACCTGCATGGATCAGAGCAAGCTGATTTATTTTTCGATTATACAATTGCTCGTGATGAAAGAAATTATATGAATAAAACCAATATGAAAGATGGCGAATGGAAAATTTAAAAATACGGGAGGCCAATTACATTGGAGTTTTAACTTATTGCAACTTTTTTACAATAACTAGCTGATTTTTTGCAAACAAAAAGCCAGCCGACCAATGGCTGACTAATGTGGTAGTTAGCACTTTTCCCAAGTAAAGTGCTAATAGTGCCAACAAATAAGGTTGACATTGTGTCTCTGGTGGAGACAGGAACTATCGATAACTGTTTTCCGCCAGTTATCATAGAAAAGGAGAAATTTATTTCAGAAATAAAATCCCCAAGAAAGTTAATATGATTATATCATGAGTAAATGTATTTGAAAATACTATCTCATAGTACGTATTGTAAAAAGTTTATTTAGTAGAAAATAAAAAAAGCCAGATTGCTCCGGCTGTAAGTAATATTTTCGACATAGTTATTATACCACAAAAGGAGCGATTCCACTTGATTCAATTGCTAAAAGAAGTAGATTTTCGACAAACAAAAGCGAATGCCAGAAATGTGTTGAAGAATTTTAGACGTTTAGAGCGAATAGCTGGTCGCTCTTTGATAGATTTAAAATCACCAATTATTACAGATATGCCTAAAAGCCAAAGTCATGGGAACAAAGCAGAAGATGCGCTAGTACAATTAGCAGATGCAGAAGCAGAAAGAGACGCAATTTTATCTGGGCTTATGGCATTAAGCCTAACTAGCAGACAAATTTTGCACTATAGTTTCTGTGTGCAGGACCATTACTCTAATTACAAGATTGCTAGAGAAGTCGGCTATTCCGAAAGAAGTATTCAAAGAATGAAATCAGAAGCTTTGATTGAATTCGCAGAAGCTTACCGCAATGGAAAAATAATTGCATATAAATAATTTTTGGCGGTTTTTTGGCGTAAAGTTGGCGGTTTTTATACGAATTTGAATGCTAATATAGTAATATCGAAAGTCAAAGAAATGGACACATTACACAACGCTTTCTGGTTTAGTCACCGTTTGATTTGACTTTCGATGGTCACTTGCAGACTCACGTTCTCAATAAAATGAAGTGAGGTGAATAACCTCCTCTTTTTTCTACAGGTTTGCAAGTGACACAAATAGTTGCTAGGAATGCAGTAGTAACTACCTGATTCATACTAGTCGAGGTTAGGTATATTGCTCTATCCCAGCATATGACGATAAGAACATTAACCAGATCTCTGCGGCAGCTGCTTACGCACGAGAGCAATTCCTAAACTCATAGAGTAGCAGCTAGGTACGTTTAGGATAAACTTAATCAATTGTTTTTGCTGGTGTTTGATTGATTGGTCACTGTGGTGGAATATAGACCATACAAGGTGCAAATCCTTGCCAGTGACATAATCATTTTAGCCGTGAAAGTCTGCGAAAGCTACGTCCTGAAGGGAAAACATTCTGACGAGAGTGTGTAAAGGTTAATTTGATTTATTAGCAATTGCTAGAAGGTCGCTCCTTCTGGTTTGGCGTGTAGCATTGTGGTAATGCAACTTACTTCGTGTGAGATAAGATGCGGGTTCGAATCCTGTCACGCCAATAGGTAGCATAGCTACTTAAATAAAAAAATCGTCAATAAATGTTTCTTACTTTAACGATCGGTTCACCTCCTTTCAGAATTAGCCAGCCTGCGGAAACAGGATAAAGTGGCTAGCAACCTAGTATTGTTAAATAAGTGTTAGATTGGCTAGGCAGTCTAATATAAATCTTTAGACTACTCAATAAAAATGAGTGGTCTTTTTTTGTACGTAAAAAAACCACTAGATTATGGGTCTAGTGGCTAGGTAGCGTTAGTGTCAAAATTAAGATAGATTGTAATCTCTGAACTTAAGCTTTTAAAAAAGGAGTACTACCATATAAAGAGTATAACAGGTATTAATGTATCTGTCGCACATTTACATAAAATTAATTAGGAGGTGGCGTTGGATGTGCAGAAATGGGACTTAGCATATGAGGATTATAAAAATGGTATGAAGTATAAAGATATAGCAGATAAATACGATGTATCTATTAACACCGTGAAGTCTTGGAAATCTCGCAAATGGAACGCGCCTCCTAAAGAGGTTGCAACCAAAAAGAAAAAGGTTGCATACAAAAAAGAGTCGCAACCCGTTATAGAGAATGATGCTTTAACAGAGCAACAGAAAATGTTCTGTTTATTTTATTTACAGCATTTTAACGCCACTAAGGCATATCAACAAGCATACGGATGTGACTATAATTCAGCTAGAGCCAATAGCATTAGGTTGATAGCAAAAGATAGCATAAAAAAAGAGTTGCACCGTTTAAAAGCAGAGTTGCAACAAGATGTGTTTGTGGATATTAAAGACTTGATACAAGAGTATGTTAAGCAAGCATTTGCCGATATTACCGATTTTACAGAATTTGGTTATGATGAATATCCGTTTAAAGATATTAATGGTGAAGAGGTTATAGACGAAGAAACAGGCGAAGTAAAAACATACAAAGTTTCAAATGTCTCTCTTAAAGATTCGAACGAGGTTGACGGTACATTGATTCAGGAAGTTAAAAAAGGTAAAGACGGTGTATCAGTTAAGCTTTACGATAAGCAAAAGGCTATGAGTGAGTTGATGAAGTATATTGCTACTGATGAATTAAAACAAGCGCAAACTGAAAAAGCTCAAGCAGAAGCGAAAATACTTACGAATAAGGCTGATAAGTTAACCGCTGGAGGTAAAGCTAATGAATTGCTAGAAGCCTTGTTAGAAGTAAAATCACGAGGTGTGAGCGATGGCAATTAATTTTAGTGATAAGCAAGTGGCGAATATTAATTTCAACACAAGCAAAGTGACCTTTGAATTAAACGAAGGTACTCCTCGTAGCGGAAAAACCACCAGTGATATATTTAAAATGGCAGACTTCTATTTACGCTCACCAGACCAGAACCATCTTGTGACTGCTTATAATCAAGAACAAGCTTTCCGAATGTTTATGGACGGTGACGGTTTAGGCTTAATGCATATCTTTGATGGTGTTTCAGATATTCGACATGATGAGCATGGGGACCATTTGCTTTTATATGCACCTAACGGAGAAAAAAAGATTTATTACAAAGGCGGCGGCAAAATCAATTCGGTTGGTGCTATTACGGGTATGTCGTTAGGCTCAGTTACTTTCTTAGAATTTAACTTGCTGCATAAAGATTTCATTAATGAGTGCTTTAGACGTACTTTTGCTGCAGAATGGCGCTATCATTTAGGCGAACAGAATCCGCCAGCACCGAATCACCCTAATTTAGAATTGTTAGAACGTTTTGAGAAATCAGGACGTTTTTTATTTCGTCATTGGACACCAGATGATAATCCAATCTTAAGTGAATCAAGAAAGCAGCAGTTATACGATGAGTTATCAAGTAGCGAATATCTTTTAGAACGTGACTGGTATGGTCATAGAGTGCTACCACAAGGTGTTATTTACTCGATGTTCGGTAAGAACAACAAGGCAACCGAAATAAAAGGAAACATCATTGAAACGTTTTTTACTGCTGATGGTGGCCAAGCTGATGCAACTACCTGTGCATTTTGGGTTGTCACCTTCTATGCTGGGAAATTTTATCTGTATCGTTTAGCAAACTACTATCATAGCGGAACGGATACGGGAGAAACAAAAGCGATGTCAATTTATGCAAAAGAGATTAAACAGTTTGTTGAGTGGTGTTATACAAAATGGAACCATTTGCCACACTGGAATTATTTCTTTGTCGATCCTGCCTGTAAAACGTTACGTTCTGAGCTTGACTTAATAGGGATTATTACAGATAAAGCTGATAACAATAGCTCCGATAAAGTTTCAAGTAATGGTTTAAAGATAGAGGTTGGAATAGAACGACTACAAAACACCATGATAAGTGGCCAATTTATAGTTTTAGAATGTGGAGAAGAATTTGACCACTATAATTTTGAAAAAGAAATCTCTATGTATGTGAGAAATGATAATGGATTGCCCGTAGATAAATATAATCATGCACTTGATGAAGCAAGGTATGGTAATAATTACTTTTATAAAACCTATATCGCCTAGAAAAGAGGTGTTTACATGTTTGACAAATTAAAAGCGATGTTCAGGATTGGAGGTGCAAAAATAGGTATGGTAGAAACACTTAATAGAATTACAGATCATCCAAAAATCGGAGTAAATACTGCTGAAATCGATAGAATAATGGACAACAAACGCATATATAAAAATAAGTTTCCTGATGTGAGCTACGTTAATAGTGATGGTATGCGTATGCACAGGGCTTTTCATTCATTAAATGTATCAAAAGTAGTTTCTCGCAAATTAGCTAAGCTAGTCTTTAATGACGGGTGTGCGATAAGCATTGATAATGATGAAGCGGACCAGTTTTTACAATCAGTTTTTAACGATAATAAGTTTCGTAAGAACTTTGGTGAAGAGCTGGAAGCAGGATATGCAATAGGAGGGCTTGTCCTACGTCCCTATGTAGACACAAAGACAAACAAAATAAAAATATCCTTTTGCCGAGCTGATACTTTTTACCCTTTACAGTCCAACACTAATGATATATCTGAAGCAGCTATTGCTACGATTACACAACAGAATGAAGGTAAGAAAAATGTTTATTACACACTTTTAGAATTTCATGAGTGGGAAAATAGCACTTACTATATCAGAAACGAATTGTATCGTTCAGAAGAACAATCTCAAACAGGTGTTAGGGTACCATTACCGACATTAGACAAGTACAAGGAACTAAAAGAGGAGACTGCTTTAGTCGGATTTACTCGACCATTATTTGTCTATATAAAACTAGCTGGAAAAAACAACATAGATATCGATAGTCCATTGAGTTTAGGTATTATTGACAACGCGAAGCGCCAATTGATTGATATTAACGAAAAATACGATGAATTTATGAATGAAGTTGAAGAAGCGAGAAGAAAAATATTAGCTTCAGATCATTTCTTCAAAGTTAGATATGATGAAAAAGGGAATCCTATAAAACGATTTGACAGTAAGACATCTGTATATCAACGGTTGAAATCAGACGAGCCTTTTATTAGTGAATTTGTTCCTACGTTACGGTCACAGGAATTTATTGAGACAATTAATTTTATTTTACGCATTGTTGAATTACAAACCGGTTTTTCAAGTGGAACATTTAGCTTTGATGGACAATCAGTCAAAACAGCTACGGAAATCATCAGCGAAAATTCTGAGACTTTTTCTACCCGTTCAGATAATGTCTTAATTGTGGAAGAAGCATTAAAAGAATTAATTACAACTATATTCGAATTGGCCGCAGCATTTAATCTATTCAAATATTCAAAAGAACTAGGCATTAATATAGATTTTGATGACGGTGTTTTTCAATCTCAAGATGCCAAAGCTGATTATTACTCTAAATTAGTTACAGCTGGTCTTTCATCAAAACTAAGCGCTATTCAGAAATTAACTGGTGTGACTGAAAAAGAGGCCAAAAAAATAGTTTACGAGATTAGAGCAGAAACGTTAGAAATGGACTATCCAGAACAAGAAAGAATATCGGCGGAAAATGAACTAGGAGATGAGGAATAATGATTACACCTCATCAATTAGATTTATGGTCCTCTAATATGTCACACCTCTACCAATCGTTAGAGGGCGAATTAATACGAATCATCGCTAAGCGTTTAAAAAACGGTAACGAGAATATTTTAGATTGGCAAAGAGAAAAGCTTCAAGAGTTACATTTGTTTAACAAAGAAACCGCAAAAGTCATTTCTCAAGTAACAGGAATTGCTGAATCTGAAATAGAGCGAATGTTTGAAAGTACCGGGCAAAAAATTGTAAAAGATATTGATAAAGAATTACCTTATGATCCAAAGCCTATGCCAACAGATTTAGACAATATTATGAAAGCCTATCACGACCAAGTGTGGTCTGATATTAACAACTATGTAAATCAAACGTTGTTATCCACTAACTTCGGTTATGGAACAGCCACCAGCCAAATGTACAATGAAATCATTAATAAGACAGTCGCTGCATTTAACAGCGGGTTATTTACATTTGACGAAGCGTTAGAACGTACTATACAAAGTTGGGCACAGAAAGGGATTAAGTCAACATTTGTAGATAAAGGCGGTCATACGTGGAGCTTGGAACGTTACGTTCGAACCGTTTTAAAGTCTACATTAGGTAACACCTATGATAAGTTACGAAAAGACCGTATGAGCGAGTATGACGTTCACACGGTACTGGTCACTAGCCATATGGGGGCTAGAAAAGCTTGTTCTAAGATTCAAGGACACGTTGCCGATTTACGTGAATCTGTTTCAAGTAATGAAAAGTATAAGAGTATTTACGACCCTTATTGGGGCGCAGAATATGGAACTGCTGGCGGGCATAGAGGGATTAACTGCAATCATTTACACATTCCTTTTATCCCTGGTATCAATACAAATAATCAACCTAAAATTGATGCAAAGGAAAATGAAAAAGTTGCTGAATTGACGAAACGTCAACGGCAATTAGAGCGCCAAGTAGTCAAATTTAAAAAGAATCAAATGGTTTCCGAAGCATTAGATCATACTGACAATGCCAAGCAATGGAAACAGAAAGTAAGAGCAAACCAAGCGAAACTACGAGAACTAGTAGATTCTAATGAGTATTTAGGCAGAAATTATGCCCGTGAAAAAGTTTACACCCCGGTTAATACGTTGCTAAAAGATTTTCGCTATGACGATTTTTAGAGAGAAGAAGTGGGATTTTATGATTTATAAAATAAAAAAAGAGGTGTTTCTATGCTAATAAAATTTATCGCCATTGTGATTGGATTGCCAGTCATTGGTTTATCACTAGCAATCACTATCGCTTTTATTAGATATGGGTTTCGCGTGAATATGGAGACAAAGGAAGATCCTTACGATCGATTAGATGCCGATTACGAAGAATATTTAAAAAGAGAAGAAAACAGGTCTAACTATCGTTAGGCTTTTTATTTTATACCTAGACCTGCTCGGAAGTCTCAAAAAGACGGCTCACAGTGGGAGTTGCCACTCAAAAAACACTTAGGAGGAACAGATTTATGAAAAAAGAGGATTTAATCGCATTAGGCATTGAGGAAGAAACAGCGAAGTCTATCATGGCTTTACATGGTAAGACGGTCACGCAACTAAATGCGCAAGTTGCTACTGCAGAGAGTGAACGTGACAGCGCTAAGCAAGAACTAGAAGCTAACCAAGAAGAATTGACGGCCTTAAAAGAATCAGCACAAGGAAACGATGATTTAACGCAAAAATTAGCTGATTTACAAACAAAGTTTGATGAGGCGAAAAATAATTCTGAAAAACAGTTAGCTGAACAACAAAAAGATTTCGCAATTAAATTAGCATTAAAAGAAGCGAATGCGCTTGATGAAGAAATCTTACTTGGTCAACTAGATAAAGACACTATTAAAGTTGTCGACGGTAATTTACAAGGTTTTGAAGAACAATTAAAGGGACTACAAGAAAATAAAGCCTTTTTGTTTCAAACCGATAAAGACCCAGCTTCAACGCCGCAAATCGTTAACCCTGGAAATCCTAAAAATGATAAAGGAAACACAGACGTGTTTGCAGCAGCAGTTGAAAAATATATTTAAGAAGGAGAAATAAATTATGTCAATCAAATATTACACTAAACAATATGCAGGTATTTTGCCAGAACTGTTTGCTAAAAAAGCAGTATTTTTACGTGCTTTCGGAGGTACTTTACAGACAAAAGACGGAGTCTCTCAAAACGATACATTTCTAGATTTGAAAGTTACAGATACGGACGTTGTTATTCAAGCATATTCGACAGATGAAAATGTAGGATTTGGAACAGGGACAGGCAGCTCAAGCCGTTTTGGTAAACGTAAAGAAGTTAAATCAGTCAATAAACAAGTTAAATATGAAGCGCCACTTTCAATTCATGAAGGTGTCGATCAGTTTACTGTAAATGATATTCCTGATCAAGTTGTAGCAGAGCGCTTAGCTTTGCATGCTGTTGCCTGGGCGCAACATGTGGATAACTTGTTAGGCAAAGCATTATCTGACAATGCAAGTGAAGAACTAACCACTACATTAGATGAAGCTGGTATTACAAAACTATTTTCTAATGCTCATAAGAAATTTGTTAATAACAATGTTTCTCAAAACGTTGCATGGGTTGCCTATGTTAATTCAGACGTTTACGACTTATTAATTGATTCAAAACTTGCAACAACTTCTAAAAATTCATCCGCTAATGTTGATGAACAAACTTTATACAAATTTAAAGGGTTTGTTTTAGAAGAGTTACCAGATGAAAAATTTCAACCAAATGAGGTAGCAATTTTTTCAGCTGATAACGTAGGTGTAGCTGGCGTAGGTATTCAAGTAGCACGTGCTATGGATTCAGAAGATTTCGCAGGCACAGCGTTACAAGCGGCAGGTAAGTATGGCAAATATATCCCTGAAAAAAATGCTAAAGCGATTATTAAAGGTGTTGCCCCAAAAGTGTAGCCCCGAAAGTTGGTAAACTAACGCCGACAACAAGCGGGGTAGTTATTGAAATGGAAGAAGGAGCTTAGTCTCCTTCTTTTTTTAGGAGGAATCTAAGATGTCCTATATTGATTTTGAAGAGTTTAAAGAGCTTACAGGCGCCACAGATGAATATAAAGATAACTTTGAAAAATATTTAGTAAAAGCCGCCGCAGCGATTGATAACGTAACGAATTACTTTTATCAGTTCAATGATATAATGAAAGATTCTAGGCAATTTAGAGTGAAACAGTTTAAACTCGCTCTGTGTGCACAAATAATGTATTTTGTCGATGTTGGTGCGGATACGTATGAAAGTATCAACAATGCCCCTCAAAGCTTTTCAGCAGGCCGTACGAGTATTTCTAATGCCAGTCGCTACAATCCTTCTGGAAATAACGAAAGTAAGTCGTTAACTGCCGAAGACGTTTATTTGTATCTGGAAGGTACAGGTTTGTTATATCGAGGTGTTTCGTCATGCTAATGCCAAAGCCACCCAAAAAATTCTTAGTTGATTCCTTTGAGTATAAAGAGTACTTAGGGGAGGGCGATTGGAACAAGCCAGTATACAAGGAACCGATCCTTATTGAGTATTGCCGAATTGACAGAGGAAGCCAATATACTTTTTCATCAAGTGGCAAACAATTGCTGTATAACGGATTGATTTTCTGTTATCACGAATTGACTACGCCTTTGCCTGAGTTCAAAGAACAATCAGTAGTTATTTACGATGACAAAGAACACGTAATCACTAAAGTTGATACCGTAATTGAAGCCTATTCGAATGATGTCTACTCGTATGAGATTGAGGTAGTCTGATGGGGATTAAGGTGAATTTAAGCGGTGTAAGAACCAAAGTAAGCCCTGAGGCAATGAGACGAGGCAGATATGCGCTGGGTAATCAAGCGATGGCAGATATGAATCAATTTGTACCACGAAAAAATAATAGTTTAAGGCAAAGCGCTCATTTATCAAGTGAAGGTGAAAAGATTATTTATGGTACAAAATATGCGAAACGCCAATTTTATCTAAATGGAAAAAAATATACTACGCCTGGGACTGGACCACGGTGGGATTTAAAAGCAAAAGGTGCTTATATGAATTCGTGGGAACGTGCCTTTTTGAAAGGAGCGGGTATTAAATAATGGATTTTCTTGATTGTTTAAACGAAAGGATAAATCAGATTCCAAATTTGCCGTTAAATATCCGGAAAGGATACCTTTCAGCACTAGAAAGTTTAGTGATTTACTCATTACCGGGCGGTAAGGTAGAAACCGAATATTATGACGGAATCAAAGACGAGTTGTTAAACTATGAAATTGCCATGAAATCAAAAGACGGTAATAAGTTAGAGCATACGTTGTGGCTTCTTTCAGATGTATTAGAAAGTATTGAAGAATTATCAAGTAAAGATGGCTCTTTTGAGTGTAATAATTTAATGATAACGAGCAAACCGTTCATTAATGAAGCTGATGAACAAGGTTGGTTCGTTTTTTTATTAGATTTTCAAGCAAAATTAACCACATTTAAGGAGGAAAATTAATGTTATTAAAAATGAATATTCAAATGTTTGCACGGAACAAAAATGCAAAACGGCAGCATTTTATTGCTGAGTATGTACCTGGGAAAGAAACAACACCAACTACCGAGTTAGAGTGGAAACGTCTTGCCAAGTACATTAGTTCAATTGGCGATGATACCGATGAAGAAACGGACGATGCAGGTTTCTATGATGGCGATGGTACACCAGAAACTACAGTGACTTCTGTTTCTGGTGCTTATAGTCCTGAAGGATTTTATGACCCAGAAGATCCCGCACAAAAATTAATTGCAAGTAAAAAATACAAAATTGGAGAAAATCGTAAGATTTGGCATAAAATTATTATGACGAATGGCGATACTTATGTAGGGCGTGCAACAGTAACAGATATTGTCGCTGGTGCAGGAGATGCGACAGAGTATGAAGATTTCAGCTGCACGATTACCTTTGATACCTTACCTAATATCACCCCAAAAGTATAACCCCAGTAATCGGTAAAATGACTCCGACTAAAACTGGGGTAATCATTGAAATGGAGAAAGGAGAATAAGAATGGCTAGAGAGTATATTGTTTATAAAGGTGAGGAAGTCATTGTTCCGGCTAGTCCAAGCCCTCTAGAAATTACAGGTATTGAGCCAAACACCGACGTTCCATCAGGAACATACAAAGTAGGTTTTGCAGACGGCGGCGAAAAAGTAGATGTACCGTCATTTAAAACATCGCCAATTGCTGTAACAGGCTTAGAGTTTTCTCCTAAAACGTCCACAGCAAATGCGGGTACTGCAGGTAGCCGACAAATCACAGCAACTGTTTTGCCTGAAAATGCTACAAATAAAAAAGTAAACTATTCTATTACGCCTGTAACAGAAGGCCTTGCTGTCTCTGAAACAGGTAATATTACTTGGACAGAAACGGTACCAGTTGGTACTTATGTTACCGAAGGCGAAACAGAGGATGGTAAGAAAACAGCACAACATACCTTAACACTTAATAATCAAGCATAAATACGAAAATAAGGGCAGCTATTTGGCTGTCCTTATTTATGGAGGTAATTAAATGAAAGCATTAGAGATTAAAGTAGAGCGTACTGGTTTTCCAGTGAAAATTGCTGGGCACGAATTTTTCTTTGATTGTTCATTAGAGCATATAAAAGAATATGAAGAAACGTACGATAAAGTCGTACAAGAACTGAAAGACTTAGATGAAAATTCTGAGGAAATGAGTGATGAATTATATATTTCTGTGTTGACAAAAGGGTATGATTCCGTACTTGGTGAAGGTACGTTTGCAATTTTGTATAAAGACATCCCAGACATAATCGCATGGCTAAACGCCTTTTACGATTTATCAGTAGGTATTAGTGAATCTATTGAAGAATACACTAAGAAACAGACTGAATTATTAGATGAGCGTGGTAAAAAATCAAAAAAATTAAAACAAGAATATCTAAAAAAAGTTAGCAAAAAGAAAGGATGAGTATTATGCGGTTGAATAATCCGCTGACTACATCCTTTTCGTTTTTGGGCAAAGAATTTCCAATAAACTTAGCGTTTGATCATGTCCTTGATGTTTTTGAAATAATACAAGATGAGAGTTTGATATTAGAAGATAAGATTGAACTTTCGATTCTAATCTTAGTTGGGGAAGTTGATTTAGATATACTACAAAAATTTGAAATGTTTAAATACGTTTATGATGAATACCTGCTTTTAGGTCAACATTCCGAAGTTGAAACTGATGAATTAGGCAATGAATTACCAACTAAAATAAATAGTAAAGATATAGATTTGGTTTATGATGCCAAGTATATCTATGCTTCTTTTCGTCAAATTGGTATTAATCTTTTCGAAGAACAAGGAAAAATGAGTTGGGAAGAGTTTCAAGCACTTTTAGAGAGTCTACCAGATAATTGTATTATGCAGAGGATTATTCAGATTAGGAATTGGGAACCTCAAAAAGGGGAATCAAGTAAAGAAAAACGTCGAATGCGAGAGTTAAAAAGGAAATATGCCTTACCTAATACTGACTTAGGAGAGGAGGAAGAAGATGGCTGATGGGCAAGTTGTAATTGATGTTGATGTTAATGGTAAAAGTGTAGCTGGGCTTAACAGCCAGCTAGATCAATTGGAAGGCAGTAGTGACAAAGCTGGTTTTTCTATAAAAAATTTAGCTATCTCAATGGGATTAGTAAAAGTTGCTTCTGCAGTTGTAGGCAAAGCTATTTCATCAATTAAAACTGCATTCTCTACCGCAATTTCAGAAGGAGCAAATCTACAACAATCCCTCGGTGGGATTGAAACATTATTCAAAGGTAGTGCGGACAAAGTAAAAAAGTATGCAGATGAAGCGTATAAAACATCTGGGTTATCAGCGAATGCATATATGGAAAACGTAACAAGTTTTAGCGCTAGTTTACTACAATCTGTTGGTGGCGATACAGAAAAAGCAGCAGATGTTGCAAATATGGCTATGATTGATATGTCTGACAACGCCAACAAAATGGGTACAAATATGCAAGATATTCAAAATGCCTATCAAGGTTTTGCAAAGCAAAACTATACAATGCTTGATAACTTGAAATTAGGTTACGGTGGTACAAAAGAAGAGATGCAACGACTACTCTCTGATGCCGAAAAACTTACAAGCGTTAAATATGATATTAGTAACCTAAGTGATGTATACAATGCCATTCACGCAATACAAGAAAATCTTGATATCACAGGAACTACAGCAAAAGAAGCGGCAGAGACACTTAGCGGTTCATTCGCAGCTATGAAAGCTTCTTTATCTAATGTACTTGGTAAAATGGCTCTTGGACAAGATATCCAACCTTCTTTAAATCAGTTAGCAGAAACAACGGCCACATTTCTTTTTGGTAACTTTATTCCCATGATTGGAAATATATTAAAAGCATTACCAAGAGCGATTGTTACTTTTGTCAAAGCTTCTATTCCTCATGTAAAAGCGGCATTTGCAGAACTATTAGACTCAATTGGCGATAAATTTCCTATTTTTGATAAATTGTTTGAACTTATTAGTAAAAATGCTCAAATAATTAAATTTCTAGGTTCTGTTATTGTTGGTGCTATAGCAGGCTTTATTGCTTTCAAAGCAACTATCGGAATTATGAACAGTGTTAAAACAGCAATTAATGGTGTCAAAACGGCTTTCTCATTAATGAAAGTGGCTATGATGGCAAATCCTTTTGCTGTAGTTATCGCTGGAATTGGTGCATTAATCGCAGCTTTCATCTATTTTTATAAAACTTCAGATACTTTTAGGAATAAGGTTGATGGAATGGTGTTGACTTTAAAATCGTTCATGAAACCCATTGATCAAGTATTTAAAGGATTAAAGCTTTTAAGTAAAGGCTTTGTTGAAATGCTAACCAATGGTCCAGGAGAGAAAATCGCGGAATTAAGGTCTCAATTTATTAAGCTATTTCCTGAAAGTCTTTGGCAAGGAATGATTAATTTTACTGGAAAAATTAATGATATGAAACTTGGGATAAAGGCAATCGGAAAAATAATGTCTGGTTCAATTAAAAATATGAGCGAATTAGGTAATTTTCTTGAAGGAGCATTCACCGTCAAAGGTGAGCAAAATATCATGAAAATCGGTAAAGCAATAAAAAATGTGATAGATTCTCTAAAAAAACTTATAAACCCAACTGAGAGAGTTGGAAAATCATTTGATATAGTTGGTGTAGGTTTAAAAATTCTTAAAATGGTTATCCTAGGAATGATGGGTCCCGTTGGTCTTTTTATAAAAGTTTTTGAATTACTAGCAAAAGCTCTGGGTGGCGGAGATGTAAATAAAGGTATTGATACAATTATGAATTCTTTTAAAGGATTAGCTGAAGGAATCAAGACTTATGGGCCACAATTAGGTACAAATTTTGGTACAGCGCTACAAGGAATTTTAGGTGCGATTGCCAATGCTTTACCAGGTATTATTACTGGAGCTTTACAAGTAGTGTCTGGTTTTATTTCTGGTATCGCACAAGGATTGCCAAGCATTGTAGTATCTGCTGGGGAACTGATAATGGCGTTTACTAATGGAATAGTCACGCTGTTGCCTATCATTGCTCAATCTGCAGTACAAATAATCAATGCACTGACTAATGGTATCTTATTAGTTATGCCGACTATCATAGAATCAGCAACGATGATTATTACTACTTTTTTAGGTTCACTTACTGAAGCACTACCAAAGTTGTTAGGAGCTGGAGCTAGTTTAATCAATGCATTGCTTCAAGGTATAACAGAACAATTACCTAAAATAGTGCAAAACATGGCTACATTAATTATCACGTGGCTTTCAGAGTTGAATAAACATTTGCCTGATATTTTGCAAGCTGGTTTCAATTTGTTGATTAATTTTCTTCGTGGAATTGCAAATAATATTGGCAAAGTCACTAATGAAGCAATTAGTATTATCGTTAATTTTGTTAATGCAATCGGTAATAGAATGGGAGATATTATCGATGCGGCTGTTAATTTGATGATTAATTTCTTAAATGGATTATCTTCTAGAATGCCTGATATCATTGATGCCGGAGTGACGTTAATCGTTAGCGTACTACAAGGTATTTCTAATAATCTATCACGAATCGTCGATGCAGGTATGGATTTAGTAGTGAAATGTATAGAAGGAATTGGAAATAATTTATACAGATTAGTAAACGCTGCTGCAGATTTAGTTGATAAATTAGTTGAGAATATTATTAATTTCTCAGATAGAATGTGGAAAGCAGCTATACGATTAATTAATGGTTTAGCAGAGGGTATTGATAATAATAAAGAAGAGGCTAGAGAGGCAGTAAAAAGATTAGTAAATAGTTTAGGTTCTGCAATTGTTGGAGATGAACTATGGGATGCAGGTACATCTTTAATGGGTGGATTACTAAAAGGAATAAAATGGGGATTTGAAAAAGTTAAAGGCTTTGTTAGTGGTATCGCAGATACTATCGCTAGTTTAAAAGGTCCAATTCCATATGATAAAAAAGTTTTAATTGATAATGGTTCTGCACTAATGTTTGGTTTAGAAAAGGGAATAATAGCAGGATTTGATAATGTTAAACATCTTACTTCTAATATGGCAGATTCTATTTCTAAGGAACTCTCATTTGACAATGCTTTTTCAAATTTTAACTTTACTAGTCCAGAATTAGCATTAAACACAAATATGATGGGCGCTGCTAATTTGGGTAGCCAAATTGTAAATAATAGCAACTTTGCGAAAACCTACAATCCTACAATCAATATAAACATTGAACATGCAGATCTTTCTAATGAGAAATCAATTGAAGAAACTTCTCAACAATTGGCAACACTCACAGAACGACAAACAAGGGGGCGGCTATAATGGATTTAACGAACTATCCATATTTTCAATTTAGAGGGAAACAATCGAATGAATTCGCTATGCGGATAAGAAACGAAATGACGTTTACTATTCCGGAAGCCGCTTTGCAGTTTACAGAGGTAGATGGAAGGAGCTCTGATGTCATTTATGATAAAGGAAAATATAAAGACATCGAGAAGGTCTTTCCAGTACGATTGTATAAACAAGCAGATACAACTATTGCCGCGCAGTTAAGAGATATAGCTGCGTGGCTTTATTTATCAAAAGATTACGCTCCGCTTATTTTTAGTGAATATAGCGAATACTATTATAAGGCGCTAGGCTACAGCAAAGTAGATGCGGCAGACAAAACAAGAAGTTGGTTAGATGTTGATTTTGTTTTTAAGTGCCAGCCGTTCGTTTTTCGTCTTGATGGTGATGATGAAAGAGATATAAAAAGTGGAGGTGGTATTAGGAATCCAGAAGCTTTTTCTAGTCTGCCAATTATAACTTTCAATAAAACTAGTAGTACACAAGATAGTAATATTTATATTAATGGCCAACAATTCAGGATTGCAAAAGAAGCTGGAACAGGAAAAATTACGCTAGATTGCGAAGAAGGCATTGCTTATAAAGATGGTGGCCTTAATATCACAAAATATTGCTTTTTAAATACAGATGGTTATAACCCAATCACTCTGTCCCCAGGCGAAAGCATTATCAATTATACCTATATCACTGATTTTAAAATTAAGCCAAAATGGAGGACTTTAGCCGTATGAGCACGATTATTTTACATGATAAGAAAAATAACAATTGGAACTCCCTAGGCATAGGTCCTTTACAAGATGCAATAAATCCTCTTTCTACAAGGGAACGTAATGGTATTTATGATATGACATTCCAGTATCCAGTGGTAGGGAATTTGTTTCATGAGCTGAAAGTAGGAAGATGGATAGTCGCTGATGCTGGACCGACATTGGTCGCTAAAAGTCAACGGTTTGAAATTGCACAAATTACAAAACCAATCAAAGGGATTGTCACTGTTTACTGTGAGCATTATCGCTATAAATTGTTGCGCACAATGGTAAAAATCGGTTCCAAATATTCTAATATTTCGGCACAAACAGCATTGAATCAATTAAGAAGTCAGATGGAGCCTAAAAGTGATTTTACTTTTTACAGTGATGTGGGGACTACATCTTCAATTGATTTTACAGACCCCGCAAAATATAAAAATGCGCAAGAAGTTTTAGGCGGTGTCGCTGGTTCAATTTTAGATAATTTCGGTGGGGAATATCTTTTTAATAATAATCAAGTTCGCTTGTTAGCAAAAGCCGGTACCGATACGAATGTAGTCATTGCCTACGGTAAAAATTTAACAGATATTAATCAAGAGGAATCCATTGAAAATACGTATACTTCAATATATGGCTGGGCTAAAATCGGTAATGGCGATGATGAAAAAGTAATCACTCTACCAGAAATATATATTGATAGTGACTATGTCAGTAATTATACGGAACGTAGAATACAAATGGTTGATTTTAGTGATAAAGAGCCAAAAGATGTTGAAGCTTTACGCGGCATGGTTAAATCGTTTATTAAGTCTAATAATGTGGGGATTCCTCGTGTAAGTATAAAAGCTAGTTATGTAGACTTAGCGAGTTCCGTCTCAGATGAACAACTTAAAAGCCTTGAGGTTGTAGATTTATGTGATTGGGTAACGGTTGCGTTTAATCAACTAAACATTAATACAACGGCACAAATTGTAAAAACTGTGTGGAATATTTCTTTAGATCAATATGAGTCAATCGAATTAGGTGAAGCGAGAACTGATTTTGCTAAAGTAATTGAAGACTCAAAAGAAAATATTAATGATTTGTCAGACAAAATAGATTGGCTTGAACAAGCGCAAAAAGAAGCATCTGATATTATCAAAAATCCAGGAAAAGGTCATGTGCTCATATATCCGTCGCTTGCAGATCCTCAAGAACTATTAATTATGGATACGACAAGTATAAATACTGCTAGAAAAGTCTGGCGGTGGAATGTTGGAGGGCTGGGATTTAGCTCAACTGGATATAACGGTAACTATGAGTTAGCAATGACAAATAATGGGCTAATTGTTGCAGACAGGATGGCTACAGGAACATTGAGAGCTATTAACATTATAGGTGTGACAATTACAGGTAGTGACATTACAAGTGAAAGTGGCTATAACAAAATTATAATGTCAAAGGGAGCTATCAAGAACTACTATAATAATGTTTTAAAATCAACAATGGATGCTAACAAATTTTCAATATATGATTCTAGAGAAATTGAATTGATGCAACTAAATTCTGATGGTGTGCGATTTAACAAAGAAGGCACTTTAAATAAGTTAGGAGGTCTGGGTAGAGCATTTTCTACTTCTTTAGGTAAAGAAGAAATCCATATTTATTCTGAACCAGGAGTGTTAGCAAGTGTCGGAGCAAAAAAAGTCTCAGGGAACGATGTTGCGAGACATTTTACAGTTTTTGACGCAGGGGTTCAAATATCAAATTTAAACATGGGTGGAAGTTATGTTGGAGGATCTGGAGAAATAAAAAATTCAACATTGGTAAATACTAGTGTTAGTACAAAATTTACAGTGAATAACAATGTTAACTTAGGATTTTACTCTAATTTAAACATGAATGGTTTTTCAATTCTAAATCAATCAGATGTTCGGCTAAAGGAGAATATAACAGATACGAAGATTGATGGTATCAAAGAAACCAAAAAGTTAAACTTTGTGGAATTTGATAGAAAGCAAAACTATAAAAGTAATAATCCAATAGAACAGCCTTCTAATAAAAGAGAACTTGGGCTAATTGCTCAATATTCACCATTTTTAAGTGTTAAACATAATGAAGACCACTATTTAAGTTTAGATATGAATAAACAAGTGATGCTTAACAGTTTAACTAATAAACAGCTTATTGAAAAAATTGAACAATTAGAAAAAAAAATAAACAAGCCTAACAAGAATAGAAGAAAATATCATAGAGGAGGGATTTGATGGCGAATAAGATATTAAATCTCGATTTTTCAAAGGATCCAATCATGCCACCAATTATTTATGGTCGTGTTGGCGATGAAAAAATGCAAACAATTACTGTGAAAATTTCTCGACGAGATGAGATAGCAGATTTATCGGGTGGAATCATCACCTTTGAGGGAGAACCTGCAGGCGGAAAAGTGAAAGTTTTTGATTCTGAAAACGTTTCTTCCAATAACGCTGGATTGCAAAAAGGAACATTTGAATACACGTTTCCTAGTGCAGCGTTTAGCGTAGAAGGGACGTACAAAAGGGCATATTTTTCGTTTCAAAAAGACGGGAAAAGAGACACTACGGGAGACTTTAAAATCATTGTTAAAGGAAATGCTGACATTGATGCCGAAGAAGCTGAAACAATTATTACTGAATACAATAAACTTGTAAAATCTTTGAATGAAGCATATCAAGCTGCACTAAATAAAATGAATACTGACTATGATAATGTTGAAAAACTTATTGAAGCGATCAAGGTAGATTTAAATACGCTAAAAAAACAAATAACAGATATATTGATAGATGCAGAAGGTCGCATTTCAGCCATTGGGAAGACAGTAACAGATGAAGTTGATGCAGCTCTCGAAAAGTTTAAAGAGGGAAACTTCTATACGAAGCAGGAAGCTGATAATAGATTTTTAAGTAAGACGGAAAACCTTGACATTCAAAATAAAAAGCTAACTAATGATGATGGTTCAGGTCTGCCTTTGCCAAAGGGAGTAACTTCATTTAAAGAATTATCAGGTTATGCTGGTTTTTATTATCTAAATGCTATAGTTGCGGGAACAATGACTGACAAAGCAGATTTGCCACCTGAATTTAAATATTCTGCTCTATATGTTTATCAACATGCCATTGCGGGCACTGCAGGATCTATGTATCAAGAAATTAGAATGAATTCGTTAGCAACACCTTTAATTGCATTTAGAACGACTTCTCCTAATTCTTCTCAAAATAGTCCGTTCAAAGTTTTGGCTACTACAGATAGTGTTGTTAATTTATCGAATAATCAAGAAATCGCAGGTGTAAAGAATTTTTCAGACGGACTACAAATATCAGGTAAGAATTTAACCGATTCTTTAATGGAAATGTTATTAAACGTAGGGAAAAAAATCTGGGAAGGCGCAGCCTATCTAAATGAGACTCAGTCTGTGAAACCAAGTATACCTTTAGACAAATGTTTTACAGGTTGGGTCGCATTGTACCAACCCTATGATAGTAATACGGGAAAAGCGCAGCCATGGGATTTGAATTATATGTTTATTCCCAAAACTCATGCGGTGGATTATTCGGGTGTGGCTATTGTTCATCATTTGGAGACTTTAAATGGTGCGAAATTCAATAAGTATATTTATGTAACAAATACAGAAATTAAAGGACATAAGAATAATGGAACTGCAGCGAAAGATTATGTGATTACAAAACTTTATTCTGTGTAATAAGAATATGAATAAGCCGTTTAGCGAAAGCTAGGCGGTTTTTATTGTAAGTAGAAAGTAGGTGCATGATGAACTTAACACTAGAACAATGGTTAGCGGTGATTACATTTTTAAGCGGAATTATCTTCGCATTAATGAAATTCTATCATGTCTTCTCTCAATTAGAAGATAGCATGAAAGAACTAAAACAGGCTGTTGACCGATTAAATAACCATGAAGTGCGCATTAGTCGATTGGAAGAACAAAATAAAACCCTCTTTCGAGGAATTGGAGGAAATAAAAATGATTGATTGGAAATCAAGAATAAAAAATAAACAATTCTGGTTGTCTCTTATTCCTGCAGTTTTGTTACTTATTCAAGTAGTTGCAGTCCCTTTTGGGTATAAATTTCAAATTGATGTGATTAATCAGCAGCTGTTAGATGTTGTCAATGCAGTGTTTGTTGTATTAACTATTTTAGGAATTGTGACAGACCATACAACGCCTGGTTTATCAGATAAAAAGGAGACAAATAAATGAAAAAGAAAATTTTAGTAGGAGCGCTTGTCGCTCTATTTTTTATGCCCGCAATCAATGTAGATGCTTACCAAGTAGAAACCCGCGGAAATATTAACGCAGGTTGGCCATCAACAGTTAATCGATACATCATTGCGCATGATACTGCAAATATGGACGCTGGTGTAGAAAACGAAGCCAATAACATGCTTAACAACTGGCAACGACAAGAAGCGTTTACGCAATATGTTGTAGGTGGAGGGGGCCGTGTACTTCAGGTAGCGGAAAACGGTCGTATAGCTTGGGGCGCAGGAGATGCAAACCCTTATGCTCATGCACAAGTCGAATTAGCCAATACTTCAAATAAAGCTATGTTTAAGAAAGACTATGCAGCTTACGTTAACTTATTACGTGATTTAGCACGTCAAATTAATGTGACGTTTGATTTAGACGATCCGACAGGTTACGGCATAAAAACTCATTTGTGGGTGACAAACAATTTAGGTGGAAATCACACAGATCCTTACGGCTATTTGGCATCTTGGGGGATTAGCAAGGCACAGTTTGCACAAGATTTACAAACTGGGCTTCCAGAAGACGGTAGTGAAGTTATTGTGAACCCTGGTAAGCCCAATCAACCTAAATACAAAGTTGGGCAGCACGTTCGCTTTACAACAATCTACAAAAATCCAGATGCGCCAATTGAACAACATATCAATGCTAATACTTTATGGACACAGGTTGGAACCATTACACAAAAACTAAATGGCCGTAAAAACTTGTATCGTATCGAAAATAGTGGTAAATTATTAGGTTATGCAAACGATGGTGATATTGCTGAGCTATGGGAAAATAGTAAACCAACGCCAGCAAAAACTTTTACTATCGGTGTTAGTGAAGGTATCGTTCTTCGCAACGGTGCGCCAAGCTTGTTAGCGCCTGTATACGGAGTATGGCCGAAAGGTTCTACTTTTAAGTATGATTCAGTTCGTGTAGCAGATGGCTATGTTTTCTTAGGTGGCTCTGATGTAAACGGAACACGCATTTATATTCCAGTTGGCCCAAATGATGGAAATCCATCGAATACCTGGGGAACTGGATACTAAGAATAACTTTCTTTGAGTCGCCTTCCCAAAGGTGACTCTTTTTTTTGTTATTTAATTAAAATTAACAATATGGCAACCAGCTGATGATCAGGCACATTTACGTGTTTGTAAGTGAAAAAATCTTCTTAAACTTGTTTTTATGCTGTATTTTAAATAATTTCATGAGATATTTTTATTGCATACGATACATTTAGATGTTATATTAAGTGTGAGGAAAGGATATCATTACCTCGTTTTCTAGTCTAGCTTTAGATCATTATTTACAAGCAAAGTGGGAATTGAGTGCACCCACGTTCCCCAGCAGGTGGGTTAACCTAGCGTTGGTCAGCATGGGACGGTATCCATGATTTGCACTCTTTTTTTTTATGTCTAAAATTATAGAGGAGTTGTAAAAATGCCTAAAGATTTGCAGAAAACATACAACTTATTTTTATCAAATCTTGATGGCAAAATGGCTGTTATAACAACGCCATTTGTTAAACTGGACTGTTTTTATGTAAAATTTGACATCTTACAACTCCCACATTTATTGGGTTTACACAAAATTTATAAGGATTCACCTAGAATAATTTGTCAAAAATTGAATGATGAAGTTATTACATATAAACATCTGCAAAGGCACAGCAATTTTGGTACTATAAAAGATCGAGTAGAGCTATTTGAATTTATTCTAGAAATATTTTTAGAGGGATACAATGATTCAGTGATATATGTGTCTGAAGCAGATAAGTTTGGTTCATCTATGAAACTAGACATAGCTTTTAGCCATCCGCATAAAAATAAAATATTAACACTTGGATTACGTGAAGTAAACGATTGTGTCTATGCACCAGTCACTTTCTACGTATCAAAGAGTAGTCGCCCAACATTTACTAAATCAAAAAGAGCAAAAATTCTAACTTTAGAGCTTATTTCATTTAATTTATAG